CACCGAGATCAAGGACAACAAGAAGAAGGAAGTCGAGCGCAAGGTCTTCCCCGGCTATGTGCTGGTGAAAATGATCATGACCGACGAATCCTGGTATGTGGTGCGAAACATCCGGGGCGTTACCGGCTTTGTGGGGCCCGGGTCCAAACCGGTGCCGCTCACCGAGCAGGAGGTGCTGCGCCTGGGCGTGGAGCGTAACGAGGTGGTTATCAACTTCGCCGTGGGCGACAGCGTCGAGATCACCGGCGGATACCTGCAGGGCTTCATCGGGCGGGTGGACGCCATTGACGCGGATAAGGGCATGGTGAGGGTCACCGTTTCGATGATGGGCAAGGATGTGCCCGTGGAACTGGAGCTCATACAGGTTCGGGAAATCGAATGATTGCCCCCGCGTAAAGCGTCATAGGGCGCGAAAGGCCTTTCGGGGCCTGTGGGAGGGGAGCCGCAAGTTCCCCGGAATGAACCACTCATTTGGAGGTGCAAGTAAACAATGGCTCAAAAGGTAGTCGGTTATGTCAAACTGCAGATACCGGCCGGAAAGGCCACTCCGGCGCCGCCGGTAGGTCCCGCGCTGGGTCAGCACGGCGTCAACATTATGGCGTTCACCAAGGAATTCAACGAGCGCACCAAGGGCGATGTGGGCCTGATTATTCCGGTGGTCATCACCGTATATGCCGACCGTTCCTTCAGCTTCATCACCAAGACGCCTCCGGCCGCGGTGCTGATTAAAAAAGCCATCGGTCTGGAGAGCGGATCGGGCGTGCCCAACAAGACCAAGGTGGGCAAGATCACCAAGGAGCAGGTGCGCAAGATCGCCGAGCAGAAAATGCCCGACCTCAACGCGTCCAGCGTGGAGTCCGCCATGCGGATGATCGCGGGAACAGCCAGGAGCATGGGCGTCGAAGTCGTCGATTAAGCTCCCTAAGTGGGAGGAAATATCCGTTATATACCACTGAGGAGGATACTGAGAATGAAACACGGCAAGAAATATGCCGAAAGCGCAAAGCTTTTTGATAAAACCAAGCTGTACGACGCGGGCGAGGCCATCGGCCTGTGCGTTCAGACCGGCAAAGCGAAGTTTGACGAAACGGTGGAGATCCATGTCCGGCTGGGCGTCGATTCCCGCCACGCGGATCAGCAGGTCCGCGGCGCCGTGGTGCTGCCCAACGGTACGGGCAAAACGGTGCGGGTTCTGGTGATTTGCAAAGGCGACAATCAGGCCGCCGCCCAGGGCGCCGGAGCCGATTTTGTGGGTGCCGAGGATATGGTGCAAAAGATCCAGTCCGAAAGCTGGATGGACTTTGACGTGCTGATCGCCACCCCCGATATGATGGGCCTGGTGGGACGGCTGGGTAAGCTTCTGGGCCCCCGCGGCCTGATGCCCAACCCCAAGGCCGGAACCGTGACGCCCGATGTGGCCCGCGCGGTCACGGAGGCCAAGGCCGGCAAAATCGAGTACAGACTGGACAAGACCAACATCATCCACTGCCCGATCGGCAAGGTCTCTTTTGGCCCCGAGAAGCTCAGCGAGAACTTTGAGACGCTGATGGGCGCCATCGTGCGGGCACGCCCCGCCGCCGCCAAGGGCCAGTATGTCAAGAGCTGCGTGCTGGCGACCACCATGGGACCCGGCGTGCGGATCAACCCCTCCCGCTTCCAGGCGGCGGCTCCGACCCCCAACGCCTGAGTGTCTGACTCATGCGCGCGGTGCGGTGGCAAATGTCAATAGGTAAGTGCAAGATTTTATAAAATAATTTATGCGTGTACCAAAAGCCCTGAAATTGCCCTGTCAAACTGGACTTGGCTGCACCCCCATTCAAACAGTTTGCGGGGGTATTTATTAAGCCATTCGGTGACGCGTTCGATCTCTGTGTCCTGCACTTCATCAAAATTTGTACCTTTGGGAAAGTAGCGGCGGAGCATTTGGTTCTGCTTTTCATTGCTCCCGCGTTCTTGCGGGTTGGAGGGGTGGCAGTAATAGCATTTTGTCCGCTGTCCTCCGAATATGGAGCTCTCCATGCCGGGGCAGTCTGCAAACTCGCTGCCGTTGTCGATGGTGATACTCTTAAAGATAGTTTTGAACCGGGCGCCGTGTTTCCGCTCCAGCTTGTCCAGTGCGGCCACAACACTTTCATCGGTCTTGTCGGGTATTTTCTGGGTTATTTCCTGCCGTGTTTGCCGTTCGGTTAGCACCAGCAAATGACTGCGCCCACTCCGGCCGGAAACCATTAAATCCATTTCCCAATGTCCAAACTCGCTGCGGTCGTTGATATGCTCCGGCCGCTTTTCTATGCTTTCACCTTTGGCAACCCGTGCCGGGCGAACGTGGCGGGTTTTGTGCTTTCGGCGGCTGCCCCGGTATGGCAGGTCTTTATTGGTGATCCGTAGGAATACCTCTTGATCGATGTATTTATAAAGTGTGGCGCGGCACAATGTCACCTTAAATTGAAGCCCCAGCGCTTTGATTTCTGCCAGAACCGCGCAAGGGCTGTATTTCTCGTCCGCAATCTTTGTTTCTATGTAGGCCGCCAGCTCATGGTCATTGCCGATTTTAAGCGGCACACCTTTGGCGGTTTTGTTCGTGTCATACTTTTGCTGGGCAATCTCCGGGGAATACCGCTCCTCCGTGGTGAGGTCGCTATTCAGGTGGGTATACACCCCGCGCCGTAACTCCCTGCTGATTGTGGACTCACTAACGTGGAGGCGGGCGGCAATGTCGCACTGTTTGGCGCCCTCCTTTTTCATTTTTTCAATTACCAGCCGATCATGAAAAGTTAGGTGTTTGTAGCCGCGCATTTTACCGCCTCCTTAAATAAATAAAGCGGGACGATTACTCGCCCCGCTCCGCTTTGTTTCTCCAGTTTACATATTTTCCAGATTTCACGCGGGCATCTGGGTATGGCTCGTTTTCGTCAATGATCCAGTTTCGGGCAATCTTTACGGCGGTTTTGAAACCACCCCGCGCCGCCATTTTTCGGACGGCCACATGGCTCTTGCCATGTTTGGCTGCGTATTCTGCTAAAGAGATCATAGTCCGCACCTCCTTGTTGACTTCATTATATATCTTTATAGATACATTGTCAAGCATAAAAAAGGCCACGGCAGATATTTTTCCACCGTGGCCTTTTTGTGTGTTTAATTGGAAAGCAGGGCGGGGTTTTGATCCCATCGCTTTTTAGCCTCTGCAAGTGCGTTTTCAATCAGCGCCTCCAGCGTAGCCGTTGAAATAAATAGCCGGATAATGGCGGGTATGTGCGGGTAAATCTTTTCAATAACCGCAGCCAGCTTGAGGTTGCCGGTGCCGCCGCCGTATTCGCGCTCTGCCCATGTGACGAGGGCAAAAAGCATTTTGTCCAGCAGGCCCCATTGCTTTTTGACGATCAGGAACACCACAGCTGCGATCACTATGACCACAACCAGAACGCTGTCCCAATTCGCCAGTAGGAAGTTAAGAATATTCATTGATTATATTCCTCCTCGCTTTTTCGTTTTTGCAGTACATCGCTGCCCAGTACCTGCCGAACAACGATCAGCAACAGCTCACCGCCCCACACGGCGAGGAGCGCGGTTATTTCACCGGCCCCCAGCACCGTGTCAAGGCGGTGGTATTCGTACAGAACAGTAACCGTGACAATAGCGCACATGAGCAGGCAGAGGACGATCAGCACGTCCACAAACCTTTTTACACGCCGCTTTGCCCGGCTCATTTTTCGCGCCATATCGGCCCCTCCTTTACCTGCGCTGGCAGTAGTCAAGGCTGATCCAGCCCGCTCCGCTCTTGAGCTTGCCCCACTTCGTTGCGCCGGGGCCGGTGGACTCTGCCACAATGGTGTACACGCCTTTGTCTTTGATGCTGCCGTTGGTGGCGTAGCCGGTGCCGGGGCCTTTGCGGATATTCAATGCGCTGGCGGTCACTCGGATGGTATACGGGGCGAATACGGCGGGCTGGGTGGGTTGTACCGGCGCAGGGGTGCCTCCCCCCATTGCTGCCTTTACATCGGCCCTGAACGTGTCCATGCTCTTGCCGTGCTTCGGGAACCAGTGCATAACGTCTGCGTGGTTGCTGGCAATGCCGAGGGCGTGTCCCTCGCTGTGGCAGATCAGTGTGGGCTTTTCAGGCTTGATGCCGTATTGCTTGCAAAGCATAGCGCACAGCTCCACAGCCTCCCGGTACACAGCATTAAAATACGAGGCATCGGTCAAGCCGTCCTCGCAGATTTCAAAACCGATATAGCCGGAGTTGTTTGCGTTCTTCGCGCTGCCCAGCTTGCCGCTGCCACTGTGCCAACCCACCATTTCCCACGGGAGTGTCTGGTATGTGGCGATGCTGCCGTCTGCCAGCTTGCCAATAAACCCATGGACGCAGACCTGCCGCCCTCCGGGGGTGGGTGTATTCCAGTGGTTATTGTAGAGGTTTTTACCCAGCAGCCCGTCATCGGGGCCAACATACCGGGAAAGTTTAGGGTTGTTGGCGCCGGTGCTGTGCACCATGATCCCCTTTACGGTATGCCTCTTGCCGGACTTGTAGCAGTTGTTTTGTGTGAAAAGTAGCGTTTTAAGGTTCAATTTTACCTCCTCCTGTTTTGTAGGGGCCGCTGAATAATCGAGATCCCGCAAGCGCCCCCAGTTGGTGAAATTAC